GGAAATAAAGAGAGAAATTTACCAGCAGGTTCTGCTGGAGCAATTGTTGCTATATCAGATTATGCTAGAAATTTTTCAACTGCAAACTGCATAGTTTCTCCAAATGGATCAGAAAAAATTGGTGGAGTAGCTTCAGATGCAACTTTAAGTGATGTAGGACAAGCGATAACTTTAGTTTATATTGATTCTACTCAAGGTTGGATTAATGTTCAAAATGCAACTTCTGCAGAAACAGGTGTTAGTCCATATGTTACAGCAACTGGAGGAACTATAACTAATTCAGGTAATTTTAGAATTCATACATTTACAGGTCCAGGAACTTTTTGTGTAACTTCTGGTGGAACTGCAGCACCTTGTAGTGGAACAGGATCTAATTTAATAGATTATATTGTGGTCGCTGGTGGTGGAGGATCTGGTGGTAATCACAAACATATTCAAGGTGGTGGTGGTGGTGGAGCTGGAGGTTTTAGAGCTTCGCCTGGCGGTGCTTCAGGTTGTTATACAGCATCCCCATTGGGAGCAGCACCTGCTGTTTCTTTACCAGCACCTGTTGCCGCTTATCCAATTACTATTGGTGCAGGAGGAACTGGTGGAACTAAAAATGGTTGCACTGCGGCAACATCAGGAACTAATTCAGTAGCGTCTTTATCAACAACGATAACAGCTGCTGGGGGTGGTGGCGGTGGAAATCCTAGCAGTGGTCCTAATTCTTCAACAGGTTTTAATGGTGGTTCTGGAGGTGGTGGGGCTGGTTCTGGAGGATCAGCTGGATCAGGAAATACTCCACCAACAAATCCACCACAAGGAAATAATGGTGGTGCAGGTTCGTCAGCAGGAGCTACATTAGGTGGTTCTGGAGGTGGTGCAACAGGTGCAGGAAGCACAAGTCCAGGTCCAGGAACTACTCCAACTGCAACTACTGGAGGAACAGGAGCTACTTCTTGTATATCAGCTTCACCTGTAACTTATTCAACTGGTGGATTTTATTCTCCATTTAATCCTAGTTCTTGGTCAGCAGGAACAAATGCAGCAGCAAATACAGGAGACGGAGGAGATAGTCAAAACGCAGCTCCAAGTCCATTAACACCAGACCCAGCAGGATACGCTGGATTGAATGGTGGATCTGGAATAGTTATTATTAGATACAAATATCAAAATTAGGTAAATTATGAGTGAAATAAAAGTAAATAAAATTAGTCCAAGAACAGCGTGTGGTACAACCACATTAGGAGATAGTGGAGATACATTTACAATTCCTTCTGGTGTTACAATCACGAACAATGGAACGCAGACAGGTTTCGGAAGAGAGGGTTCTGTAAATTGGCAAACCTCAATTAAAACAGCAACATTCACGGCCGCATCAGGAGAAGGATATTTTTGTGACACAGCAAGTGTTGGAGCATTTACAGTTAATTTACCAAGTTCACCTTCGGTTGGTGATATTGTAGCTATTAAAGATTATGCAAGTAATTTTGCATCAGCTAATTTAACTATAGGTAGAGGTGGTTCTAATTTAAATGGTAATGCTGGAGATTTTACAGCAAAAACAAATAATTTAAGTTTAACTTTAGTTTATGCTGATTCAACAAAAGGTTGGTTAGCAGTAGAAGAAGGTGAAGGATTTGTTGGAGAAAGTTTTATAACTGCAACAGGAGGAACTGTTACTTGTAGTGGAAATTTTAAAATTCATACATTTACAGGACCAGGATCATTTACTGTATCATCACTTGCTAGCTGTTCTGCAAACAACGTGGTAGATTATTTAGTAGTTGCAGGTGGTGGCGGTGCTACAGGAGCTGCAGGAAGTGGAGCAGGAGCAGGAGGATTTAGAATGTCTAATGACACTTGTATGCCAGCACCTTTGACTTCACCATTAGCAAATCCAACAGGTATCACAGTTACAGCACAAGCATATCCAATAGTTGTTGGAGCAGGAGGCACAGCACCAGATCCAACCAGTCCTCCTGGCACAAATGGTGGTGTTTCATCTTTTGATTCAATTACATCTGCCGGTGGTGGTGGAGGTGTTCAAGCAGCTACTGCTGGAATAAATGGTGGATCAGGTTCAGGTGGAGGTGGTGAAACTCCAGGATCAACTTCTGCAGGTGGGTCAGGCAATACCCCTCCCGTTACTCCCGCTCAAGGTCAAGACGGTGGAACTGGATCACAAGGTCCAGTTGCTAGAGGAGCAGGTGGCGGTGGCGGTGCTGCATGTGCTGGTAGTAATGGTTCAGGCTCTGGTGGTGCTGGAGGAGCTGGTTCATTTGTTCTTGGAACAGGTTTTGCTGGATCTAATGGTGAGGCAGGTCCAGTTTGTGGTGCGAGATATTTTGCTGGTGGCGGCGGTGGAGGATTTGAAGCTGCAGGTGGAAGTAATGGTGTTGGAGGTGTAGGTGGTGGTGGAGATGCAGGACCAGGACCAGGTGGATCTCCAGGAAATGGTCAAGCTGGAGTTGCTAACACTGGTGGTGGTGGCGGCGGTGGATCAAGAGGTACTCCAGGAACAAACTCTGGTCAATTAGGTGGAAATGGCGGTTCTGGAATAGTAATTATAAGATACAAATTTCAGTAGGTTGAATGATGTTTAAAATTAATATATAAGGAGAATATTATGGCACATTTTGCAAAACTAGGAGCAAACGGAAAAGTTATTCAAGTATTAACACTTGATAATAAAGATATGTTAAATGCTGATGGTGTTGAGGATGAATCAGTAGGTCAACAATATTTAGAGACTCATAATAATTGGCCTGCACAAATGTGGATTCAAACTTCTTACAATACACAAAGCAATCAACATAAAGATGGCGGAACACCTTTAAGAGGTAATTACGCAGGTATAGGTTATGAATGGGATGAAGATAATCAAATCTTTTGGCCTAAAAAACCTTATGCATCTTGGGTAAAAAATACTACAACTGCACAATGGCAATCACCTATCGGTGATGCTCCTGCATTAACTGCAGAACAAGAAGCTCAAAATACACCTGCAGATGAAAATACTCCAGCCACTCACAGATGGCATTACGTTTGGAATGAAGATAATCAATCTTGGGATTTGACAGATCAAAACGCATAGATTAAAAATGGTGGTGGTATGCAGAAGAAAGTATTATCAGAAGTAAGTTTATATTACGGTGATGTAGCAATGCCCAAAGATTGGGACATTGATCGAGATAAATTATCAGGCGACATTCTACAATCACAAATTCAAAACAAAGAATTTCCCTTCTCACGAACTTGGGATATGTTGAATACATATATGCGAGATCACATTGGTCTTGAATATGGTATCAATCTAATTAACAAAGAAACGTGGGGTAACATCTATAAACCTGCGGAAACTACAATTCCATTAATTAACATAGATCCAGTAGATTTACTTAACTCACCAGATTTTACATTATTATATGGGGTCAAAGTTAAAGATTGTAATGTTAGAATAAACTTTGAAGATAATAGACGTAAAGGTAGATCCTGGAACATACCACTTTTAAATAACAGATTCATTATGTTTCCATCAACTAATATGTATTATTTAACTAATAATCAAAAGGATAGTTTAAATTTTGTACAAACTATAACATATGAATATATCTAATTACTATTGGTATTTTAGTGGTGTTCTTACACCTAAATTTTGTGATGAAGTTATTAAATACGCTAACGAACAAAAAGAAGTTATGGCTAGAACAGGTGGTTATGGTGACAGAAAATTAAACAAGCAAGAAGTGTTAGATTTAAAAAGAAAAAGAAATTCTGATTTGGTATGGCTCAATGATACTTGGATATATAAAGAATTACATCCATACGTACACAAAGCAAATAAAAACGCTGGTTGGAATTTTGAATGGGAAAGATCTGAATCTTGTCAGTTTACCAAATATAAATTAAATCAATATTACGATTGGCATTGTGATAGTTGGGATAAACCTTATGATAGACCAGGTAAACCAGATCACGGAAAAATTCGAAAACTATCTATGACTTGTCAGTTAACAGATGGTTCAGAATATAAAGGTGGTGAATTAGAATTTGATTTTAGAAACTATGACCCACATATGCGAGATGAATCGAAGCATAGAATACAATGTAAAGAGATATTACCAAAAGGTTCTATTATTGTATTTCCTTCATTTGTGTGGCATAGAGTTAAACCAGTAACATCAGGCACAAGATATAGTCTTGTTGTCTGGCATTTAGGAAAGCCATTTAAATAATGTATATAAATAATTATTTTAACACGACCATTTGGTCAGAACAAAAACCAGAGTTTGTAAAATCTTTAAACAAAGCAAGTAACAAATATATTAAAGAAGCAAAGAGTAGAGAAAAAAAATATATTAAAGAGTATGGTGACTTTGGTAGATCGTTTCATTCAACACCACTTACAATGGATAATAACTTTTTAGATTTTAGAAATTACATTGGCCAAAAGTCTTGGGAATATTTAGATCACCAAGGTTATGATATGTCACAATACACAACTATGTTTAGTGAGTTATGGGTACAAGAGTTTGCTAAAAAAGGTGGTGGTCATCACTCTGCACACATACATTGGAATCAACACGTATCAGGTTTTTATTTTTTAAAGTGCAGTGATAAAACATCATACCCCATCTTTCACGAACCGAGAACAGGAGCACGTGCAACTAAATTAAAAATGAAACCAAATATAAAAGGTGTATGGGGAGGTACAGAGTTAATTCATTTTAAACCTACACCAGGCACATTGATTATATTTCCAGGGTTCTTGGAACACGAATATGCAGTAGACCACGGTATAGAACCATTTAGATTTATACATTGGAATATACAAGCTGTGCCAAAAGAAATGGCAAAAGATGTTTAAAGTAAAAAGTAATTTTTTTAAAAAAGATGATTTTAATAAAATGAAATATATAGTTACACATCCTAATTTTAATTGGTTTTTACAACACGGAGTTTTAAGAAATGAAAACAATATTTATTTTAGTCATATTTTTTATGACAACATAGAAATAAAAAGTCCTTTTTACAAAGACATTATAGTACCGTTTATTAATAAATTAAAAATTAAAAAATTATTAAGATCAAAATTAAATCTATATCCTAAAACACATAAACAAATTATTCACGGTTTTCATACAGATAGAACAGATAAACACAATGTTATTTTGTTTTATTTTAATACAAACAATGGTCAAACTTTATTTAAAAATAAAAAAATAGATTCTAAAGAAAATAAAGCTATAATATTTAATGGTTCTTTAGAACACTCTAGCACGACCTGTACTGATGAAAATTATAGAATTACTTTAAATATAAATTATGAGTTTTAAAAAAAATAAATATACAGTTATTCGTCAAGCAATATCAAAAGACCTAGCAGCTTTTATTGCAAATTATTTTTTAATGCAAAAACAAGTTTATGATACTTGTAAACAAGCCAGATACTTTTCACCCTTTGAAAATATAATTGGATATTATGAAGGTGAGAACGAACAGATACCAAACACATATTCTCAATATGCAAATATGGCTATGGAAACTTTATTACTTAAATGTCAACCTGATATGGAAAAAGCAACAGGATTGAAATTATATCCTGCCTATACATACGCAAGAATATATAAAAAAGGTGATGAGTTGAAAAGACACAAAGATAGATTCAGTTGTGAAATATCTACGACTATGAATCTTGGTGGTGATGATTGGCCAATATATCTTGAGCCATCTGGAGAGGTAGGAAAAAAGGGCGTTAGAATAGATCTTAAACCAGGAGATATGTTAGTTTATTCTGGATGTGAATTGGAACATTGGAGAGAAAAATTCAAAGGAAAAGAATGCGTACAGGTTTTTTTACATTATAATAATCGTAAAACACCAGGAGCTAAGGATAATATGTTCGACAAACGTCCACATTTAGGTCTTCCATCATGGTTTAAAAGATAACAAAATCGTGTTATAACACACTAGCGGGCTAGGACTTACACCACATACCACCGTCCTAGTTCGCTTATAGGAGTTTTATGGGTTTAGGAATAACAGCTATAGCACAAGATTCGATATCGTCACTAGGGACACCTAATACGATTGCAGCTGTAACAGGCGTTTCATTAACATCAGCAACAGGATCTTTATCTATTACGGGAACAGGTAATGTTTCAGTTACAGGTAATGTATTAACAACAGCTGTTGGACAAGCGCAGACGGACCCAGATGTTATCGCTACAGGTCAACAATTATCAACAGGTATAGGTTCTGTTTCTACTACAGCTAATGCTACGGTATCTCTAACTGGAATACCTATGACTATAAATCTTGGTAATTCGGTTGCAAGTATTGACATAGATGTTTCTGTAACAGGATCGTCACTAACATCTGCAATAGGAACACCGACTGTTTTCTTAGAAACACCAGTAGATGTAACAGGTCAATCATTAACAAGTGCAGTAGGATCACCACTAATTATCTCATGGAGTAACGTAGATCCAGGTGTAACTAACACTTGGACGGAGGTTGATATAGCAGCTTAAAGGAGTTATAATAAATTATGGCATCGACATTTTCAGCAGATTTGAAATTTGAACTTATGGCAACCGGTGAAAACGCTGGTACATGGGGAACAAAAACTAATACAAACTTAAATCTTGTTCAACAAGCAATTGCAGGTTACCAAGAGATTAATGTTGCATCGTCTAATATAGATTTAGATATGAGTGATGGTACAATATCTAATGCAAGAAACATGGTTCTTAAATTTACAGGGACTCTTGCAGGAACTAGAGTTGTTACAATACCTGACTCAGTAGAAAAATTCTATGTGGTGGTAGATGGTACAACTCACTCAGGAAATACTTTAACTTTCAAAACCTCATCAGGAACTGGTTTTACCTTAACACAAGGTAAGAGTCATTTTTGTTATTCTGATGGCACCAATCTAAATTTAATATCAGGTATACAACTTGCTAATAACACATTAGACACTGTTCTAGATCAAGGAAATAGCTCTGACGGAACCATCAATGTAAGTAACATTACTGTAACTGCAGCAACGACTTGTAATACAATTAGAACGAGCGGTGCTGCTATTTTTGGCTCAACTGTTGCAGCAACAAATAATATAAGCACATCTGCTGGTACGGTATCTGATTCCAAAGGAGAGATAAGACTCCTACCCGCAAATTCTCAGGGTTCAACATACAGTCTTGTCGCTGCTGATCATGGAAAATTAATTATTGCATCAAACACAATTACAGTGCCCTCAGGTGTATTTTCTGCAGGACAGCAAATAAAAATTTTTAATAATACTGCTTCAACAATTGCAATAAATAGATCTGGTGTAACAATGTTCTTTGCAAAGGATGGATT